GTGAAAGATCTTGAGACACGAAATGTTGCACCACTGCAAACTGGTTTCTTGGAAACAGAATTGACGGCACTAAAGCGGTATCGCAAGAACCGAATCAGCTAATGTCAACACGAACAACAACTATTCGCATCAAGGTGGATGCCAAGAAGGCAATCCTGCGTATGGTGATGATGAAGAAACGCGCCAATGACATGCGTCCGGTTCTTTGGAGGGCAAAGCAGTGGCTTCGCTTCGCAAATGAAGAGAACTTCAGGCAAGCAGGACTTCCATCTGGTGGCTGGTCTCCACTTGATCCACAGTACGCAGCGTGGAAAAAACTTCGTGAGCCTGGTGCTCCAGCAATGGTTGCCTCTGGTCGTTTGTTCAGTAGTTTGACCGCTCTCTCAGGCCCACCAAATGTGGTTGAAATGATGAGTGCGACATTCGGAACAAGGGTCGAGTATGCGAAGTTCCACCAATACGGAACCACGAAGATGCCGAAACGAAAAGTTGTTTACGAACCAGTTGGGTTTGCATCTAGACTCGGTGAAGTTGCCGCCACATACGTCGCTCATGGCAATGTCAAGTCTGTAAGGGAGTCAATGCTGTGACGCTGTACCTAATGCACGGTCCACACTTTGCCAAAGAGTATGTCAATGCATACCTAAAGGTGGAAATGCCGAAGCGACTTATTAAGTATCGCAATGGTTGGGGTATCAGTAATGCTGAACTTCCAGATCCAGAGGATTACTTCACATACGAACCACTAGTAATGGATCACTGGCCAACGATTATTACAGTCGCCATATCAACGAACTCTTTTGATCAAATCGGCTGGGATTTCACGCACCCTATCTATAGGGTCACGTACTCAATGCGAACCTATGTGTGGTCAAGGACTGAGGGCTCAGAAGACACGACCCGAATGAGGGATCGTCTTGCCGTCGTCGTCCGTTCGGCACTTTTGGATACACCTTGCCTCAATGCGACTGACCCGCGAAGCACTTTCAGGGTTGAAATTGATCAGACGACAATGCGTGAGGAGTTCTCTGACCTGACCCTATTGAAGGGCGACAGGGTGCTTGCTGGTGCATACATCTCCTACAACCTTGCCATTGATGAGATAGTTCACCGTGAGGACATTTCGAGTGTCGAAGAGATTGAGGTGGCGTACAAAGCCAACGGTCCGCTTGATGTTCCGGTCGCTCTGCCAGAAGACAGCGAACCTTCAGACACAATTATCGTCAATTAGTCTATTATTGTAGTATGTTCAAATATCTGGCCAAGAAGGACGAAGATCCCGGCTTTGCCAATGCCATCGTCTTGACCAACAGGTCGCCACATTGGCTTGAACTTGATGACAGTGGGCGCAGGCTCCCACCCCGATCACACGCAGCAATGGATGCTTCACTTGTTGCTGAATCTAAGCAAATTTCTGAACATGTAGAGGCTGGTCTATTGACCTTCTCTTCTCAAATGATTTCTAGCCAGCCAGCCAAGGCCAAGCGACGCAAGAAGGTTGAAGAAGCAGAGGTGGCATTGGTCGCTGAACCAGAACCAGAGGCCGCCAGCGAGCCAGCACCCCCGGTTCAGGATCCATCACCATTTGTTGAGGTTCAGCAGGACATCGCTGAACCCGAAGTTCAAGCCCCTATTACTTTAGTTGCCGATACCGAACACGATAATTGGGTATCATCTACGGAGAACAAAGTCGGCGAACCGACATCGGATCAGATCTAGCGAGGTACCAATGCCAGGCGTAGTCATTTCCACAGCAGTTCGCACCGGCCCATCGGTGCCGGTGATCAACGAGGCATCACAGGCGTTCTTCGTCGGACTCACCCGTCGTGGTCCGTCTGACTCGGCAGTGCTTGTCCGCAGCCTCGAGGAGTTCAACGACGTATTCGGTGCCTACGCATCGTGGAGCTTGCTCTACCCGACCGTGGAAATGTTCTTTGAGGAGGGTGGCACCCAGTGCTACATCGCCCGCGTCGTCGGACCAGCAGCAGACAAGGGAACCCTGGATCTTGATGATGCCACTGCTGATCCGTCAATCGTTCTCACTGCCAATGGCGAAGGTGACTGGAGTTCGGATATTTCTGCTCAGGTCGTCGCAGGAACCGTGTCTGGAACGTTTGCCGTCAAGATTTTCGCTGACGGCCAACTGATTGCCACGACCGGCAACTGCGCCAGTCGCGATGTTGCGATAGGCAAGATCAACCTTCACCCAGAAGCAAGCAAGGTCGTGTTCGCATCTGCTGGAACGAGCGAGGACAACCCTGCAACAATGGGATCCGCCGCTTCGCTCAGTGCTGGCGACGATGACCGTGCTTCTGTTGTGGACAGCCACTATGCGACTGCCCTTGGTCTCTTCAACGATGCACTCGGAACTGGTGCAATTGCTTGCCCAGAGTCGTCAAGTTCGACCGTCTACACTGCTCTGCTCGCGCATGCAAATGCATACAGCAGGGTTGCTATTCTGCATGGCGCATCAAATGCCTCGATCTCAGCGATCAAGACTTTTGCTCAGAGCATCGTCACTACCGAATCCAACTTGGAGCACGGTGCCCTGTACTACCCGTGGGTGTACGCGCCGACGGCAGTAGCAGGTGTGAACAGGCTTCTTCCCCCGGATGGTTACGTGGCAGCTAAGCGCGCCAAGGTAATCAACTCTGGTGGTCCCCACATTCCGGCAGCAGGTGTCAACTCTGAGGCAGTGTTCGTCAATGGTGTGGTCACTGATGTTGACCGCACGAACGGAGATGCCTTGGATGACGAGAGCATCAATGCGATTCGCGTGATCAACAACACGGTTCGTATCTACGGTGCTCGTTCGCTGTCGCAAGACACCACGAACTTCCGCTACATCACCGCGCAGGACACGGTCAACGGAATCGTTGTTGATTCCTACCGCGCACTTGAGCCACTGGTGTTCTCGCCGATTGATGGACGAGGCGGAATCTTCGCAAGCGTCGAAGCACGTTTGATCAGCGTTCTCGAAGGTTACCGAGTTTCTGGTGCCTTGTACGAAGCATTTGATGCGAACGGCAGGCGCGTGGATTACGGCTACACCGTCAAGTGCGATGGTACACTGAATCCAGTATCCCAGCTCGTGGATGGCAAGGTCAAGGCCAAGGTCGGCGTGAGGGTTTCGAGCGTCGGCGACAAACTTGAAGTCGAAATCGTCAAGTCAAGCCTGACTACGTCAGTCACCTGATAACGGAGGGAATAAATGGCAAAGGTATCCCAGAGGCAAGTCCTCGCTCAGATCAACCCCAGTGCTACGGCCGCTGGTACCACCACGATTGGTGGCACCACGCCTGCAGCACCGCCTGAGTTCAAGATCGGCAATGAGACTTTCTATTTCGCCCAGGTATCTGGTGGCGAAATCACTGCCTCAGTGGAGAAGATCTACGAGGGAGGGAAGTCTCGCCCGACCGTCCTCTGCGCCCCGTCGGAAATCGGTGACATCACCTTGACTGCCCACTACGACGATTCAGAGTCGGCAGGTTCACTTGCCCCGACGATTCGTACGCTCCGTCAGTATGTCGGAACAGCGTTCTACGACATCACGGTTCAGACCTTCAATTGCGGCCTCACGAACAAGCAGAACGACAGGGTGTACAAGAATGCCCTCCTCGTTGGCTTGACTGAGCCGGATGGCGACTCGTCTTCTGGTGCCCCGTCGACCTTCGCGCTGACCTTCTCGATCAGCGACGTGAGCGTTCCGACGACTGCAACCGCTGGCGCTACCGAAGCCTCGGCCTAAGACATACCCGAATAGGGTGGTTGCGCCGTAATGGCGCTGTGGCTGCTAGGTTGTCGCCTGTAGTCACTTACCGAAAGGACCACCCCAATGTCAGACTCGCTCTATTCAGACGACTCCGTCCCCGCATCGCAGCCCGATAAGGCGAAGAAGGTCGCAGATCCAAAGGCAACAAACAAGCCAGAGACTCTGCTTGACAGGCTTGCCGCCACTGTCGCAGAGAAGGTTCGCCGCAAGGACATCTTCATCAATGTGCCAGAGCGACCGGGTGTCACGCTGAGGATCAGCCCCAACATCACGCAGAGCCAAGTTCGCAAGTGGCGTCGTGAAGCAGGCGAAGAGACCAAGAACGGAATGGATGCGACCAAGTTTGCAACCTTCGTAATTGGTCACACCACAGAGGCAATCCTTCTCAACGACCAAGAAGTCAAGACCGAAGACGGTTTTGAAATTACTTTCGCTTCCGATGAAGTCCTTGCAATGACCAAGACAACCCGCCCAGTTCCGGATGCAGTCCGTGCATTCTTTGGGCTTGACCCGCATGTGGAGGCGGCAGCGTTAGCTATCCTGGACGCTGCTGGGTTCGGCGACACAATCGAGCCAAATGAGGACCCTACGATGAAGTCTTCGACGATTTAGTCGAAGACGGGCTGATCAAATCAGCCGCACGTTTAGGTGAATTGTGGGGAACTGACCCAATTCGCCTCCTTGACTGCACAGAGACAGAGTGGGTCATTCGTATGGCGTGTGCTAAAGTAATAGAGCGGGATCGCGAAGCCCAAGAAAAGGATATTCAGCGGGCGAAATCTTGATCGCGGTAACGCTAAGCATCTAGCCGGAGTGTGCGATGGCCGACGAACGCGTCGTAATCAAAATAGAGGTCAACTCCGACGACCGTGCAATTGACCGCACTAGACGGAAACTTGAACGACTTGCTGGGACTGAATCCAAAGCGCGTCGAAATACCGACCGTCAAAATTCCCTTGCCTCTCGTGGCAGGCAGCGAATGCTCAAGGAGGATGACCGCAACCTGAACAAGGTCATGCGGCAATACAAAAAGAGCTTTGACGGCTTTGACAAAATGATCCGCTTTACCGGCGGGGCCATGATGAAGTTCCTTGGCATGTCGGCGAAGATGGTCGCTCTTGAACTGGTGGCCATGGGTGCCGCCATGGTCGGTGTCCACCTCGTATTTGGTGCTGGGAAACTCTTGATGAAGGGTTACCACGGTGCAATGAAACTTGTTGCTGGTGGCGCGGCAGGGCTTGCCATAGCCCTTGGAACAGTTGCCGCCGCACTACGAGAGCAGCAGGCTGCGATGTTTGCATTCGCATCAAAGGGTCAGGCAAAGGAGTTTGGCTCAGCCGTAAACCAGGCACGTGTACAAATTCGATCGTTGACCATGGATGCAGAACTTGCCTCTGTTGGTGTAGAGAATTTGATGGCGGCCTACGGCGAAGTAGCCAAGACAAGCAAGTTCACTGCAGCGTCAAAGAACACGCTCAAGGGGATGATGGACTTTGCGAGTGCTGGAATGGACATCAAGAAGGGAACAGCCGAAGCTGGCAAATTCATAGCAACCCTTCAGGACACCAAAAAGTCATACTCGGAAGTTCTAAGTGCTGGAAAAGCATTTAGTCCACAGTTGAAGAAAGCACTTGAAGAATATGAAAAGAGTGCTGGTGCAAAAGGAAAAACCAAAGAAGCACTCACCAAGGCCATACAGTCAGGGGAACTAGCCAAACTCGGTGGTGTTGAAGGTCAGTTCGCAGGTGTCTCTGGGACGCTCATAAACACCCTGAAGGGACAGTTCAACCTATTGCGTGGACTCTTCGCCGATTTCGGTCAACAGTTCCTTGAGCCAGTGAAGAAAGAGTCCAAGGAAGTATTTGCGATTATCCGTGATGCCATATACCGAATGAATGGACAGGTAGCCGAATTCGGCAAGGGTGGTTTCATTGACAAAATTTCAGTAGTTGTGCAAAAACTTGCTGACTTCTTTGTGCGACTAATGCGTGACTACCTGCCTGGAACGATGGGCATTTTTGAACGTATTGGGGCATGGGCAGATCGGTTCAAAGAGGGTTGGGATCGCATCGTTGGTTACCTTCGCCCGTTTATTCAGGGCGCCAGGGTCATTGAGGGAATTCTGAAAAATGCTTGGTTGCCAGTCTGGGATCAAATCAAGAACAAGATGTACACCTTCAACGAGGAAGTACAGCAATACCAAC